GCCTGAATGCGGTATTCGCGGTCGGCCATTGTCAGTCCAGTACGCGGAATCCACCGCCGATGTCAGTACCCCTAGTCGGCGCCATTTCTTCCGGCGACCTGATTTGTTCGACTGGTTGGCTTTTCGGTGGTTTTGTAGGAGGTGGAACCATGCCTGCCGTGATCATTCGATTCCTAGCGGCAGTCCACGCCTGCAAACGTCGACCCGTTCCCAAGAGCGAGTTGCCAACATCACCAAGAGACTGAAGAATGAACTCGCGGTCGGTGTTGGAGATACCGGCGCCAAGTTTTCCACCAAGCATGTCAGTCGTGATCGCACTCGCTGCAGCCTGCAGTTCACCAATCGCCTTTTGTCCAGGAGTGGTTATGTTCCAGAACTCAAGAGACTTGGCCGCAAGCGTTTGCGCCGCACCACCCGTCGATCTTTTAATCAGTTCACTGACGCGATCTTCTCCGGTTTCCGGATCGTATCCTGCGGCGCGCAGGGCTTTGACAGCAGCAGCCTGATCCCTCGAATTGGACACTTGTCGCAGCGGAATGAAGTCGCCCTGCGGTTTCTCGTCTGTCGGTGCAATGATGAATCCGCCAGCTTGCGCGTCGTACTTCGGAGGTTGCGCCTTCTGACGAACCCGCTCGAACTCGTTGACTGCGGCCTTCTGCGCAGGGCTGGCGCTCTGATACCACAACGCAGTGCGGATATCTCCGGGGATGGCGCTTGCCCGAGATTCGGCTGTTCTCGCTGCTGTAAGCGCGAGATTGGCGCGTCGTTCTTGCTCAGCGTACTTTGCCTCAATTCGAGACTTCTCGGCCTCGCTTTGTGCTTTGGCAAGATCGGCTTGTTTACGCGCTTCAAGTGTGCGCAGTTCAATCTGAGCGGCTTGCGCTTTGGCTTGCGCTTCGGTAGTTTCTGCCGCCGCCTTTGGACCGGCGATATCGTACGCTTTTTTCAAATTCTCAATGTACGGACCACCGAGAGCAGCCATCGGAATCGCTAGAATATCGAATGCCTGCTGTGGGGCTTTTTCAATGGCCTGTGCAAGCCCATCGAAAGCTCGTTTCTGCTGCGGGTCCGTTTCTGCTTGAGAGCGTTCACGAGCCAGTCGAGACGCAACCTCGGGTGAACCGGAACGAATGGTCGTCGCCATTTCACCGTACAGTCTTGCCGTGGCGGCGTTCTGCTCTTGGGACCGAGTTTTCGCAATGTCGATCAGCGACGCAAACTGATCTTTCGGTAAAAATGGTACCAGTGACTCGATGTCCGCAGAAGTGCGCTGCTCGAATGGCTTTGCGAAGTACGCGGACAACGCCTCCTGGCTGCGGCGCTGCTGTTCGGCCTTCTGCCTCGCCGCCTCCATCTCGGCCTTCATCTGCTCCGCCTGCATGGCCCGCTGCTGCCGCGCAGCCTGCACCTCCTCCATCGCCGCACCAAGGCGCATGCCTTGCGTCAGGCTCTCGAAGGGCGTCGGCGCGGGGATGCTGTAGTTGATCGGCTGAACCATGTCAGTCTCCACCAGTGCCGTAGCCACCGAAGAACCCGGTCATGCCTCCAGCGTACTGTTGCGGCGCAGCGGGAGTGCCACCGAACAGTCCCGGAATCCCGAACTGCCCGGTACGGGCGTAGTTCATGCCAGCCAGTTGCATGGGGAACTGCGCCATCTGGACGAACGGCGAGGTTGCGCCGAGGATGCCGCCTGCCTGGGCGGCACCTTGCTGTTGTAGCAAATTCGCCACGTTGCCGCCCATCACCTGACCAGCGGTGCCCACGCCGACAGCGGACTGCTGGCCGAGCGACGTCATCCCGCCGAGTCGAGCGTATTGCTGCTCGATGGCCTGCTGAAGCATCGCGGGGCGAAACTGCGCAAGCCCCGCCTGCAAGTTGCCACCGCGAAGGCCACCCGTCGCACCGGCACGTTGCAGCATGGCTCGCTCGCCCTGCTCAATCTGGCTCTGGAAGAACGGGCTGCGCTCGATCTGGCGGATTGCCTGCTGCTGTGCGCCTGCACCACCGAGGCCCAACAGCGCCTGCTGCGCTTCGAGTGCCGGGGTACCAGCCTCGACGTAGGGTGCCAGCAGTCTGCGGATCTCGTCGAACTGGCGGCGCTGTTCCTCGATGCCTGCTTGGGCTGCTTGCGATTGCGCGTCTGCAGCTTTGCTTGCGGAACGCGACTGCATCGCGCCACCGATGAGCTGCGAACCAACGAGCGTACCGGTAACTGGATCAGGCATTGCCGAACTCCTTCATGTAGTCGTCCAGCGACTCACCGTACAACCCGAGCACCTTGCTCGACACCGCCGTTGCCGCAGCAGGACCGTGGACGAGTTGTACCGTCAGCAGCACGACATCGTAGTACCCGGCACGCCAGATAAACGACCGCGCATCGGCGGCGCCAGCGCGCTCCTGCTGGTCACTCGCCTGCCACTTGAGAACTGCAATCGACAAGGCCGAGAGCAGCGCCGCCGCGTGCTGCGTGAAGAACGGGTTCTGCGGCATGGCGACCAGGGTGTTCCAGATCGTCGCATCCAGATCGTCGCGCTTCACGGGGTCGTTGTCCGCGTAGTCATCGAACGTCTGGATCGCTTGCCATAGCATGAGCAGCCACTCCTGCGCAGCAGGCGGCAACATCAGCGATGCGAAGTGAGATCGGAGCGAGTCGACCATGACGTCCTCAGAGGCCGCCGGTAGCCAAGAACTCGGCGCGCTCATTGTATGCCTCAAGTGATCTCTCGACCAGACACCCGCAACGTCAGTGCCGATGCGGCGCTGGCAACGGTGCTGATGATGCCACCGGGTTCGAGTACCTGGCCGACCAGTTCCGGGCAGTTGTAGGTTTCCCCAGGCACCACGGCACGGTCGTCGATCATCAGGTTCGCGTTCCCCGGCGACCCGCCACTCGTGACGAGGTTGACACTGAACGTGCGGTTCACCGTGTCCGTGTTCGTCACGGTGGCCTTGTCGATGATGGTCTTGGTGCTGGCCGGCGCGGTGTACTGGGTCGTCTGCGTGTTCGCCATCTGGAGCGGCGCGACGAGGACTTTGACGGTGACGGTCATTATTGGACTCCTTCCACACCGTTGTTGACGGTGAGGATGATAGATGGTATCGCCGGCACCGGGGGTGACGCGGCCACGTACTGAATCCGAACGCCAAGATCGGTGACGCTGTACATCATCTCGACGTAATCACCGGTCTTCAGATCGAGGAAGAAGTTCAGGGCTAGGATGATTTCGGCGTCATTGCCCTTGAGTCGCACCGTGGACGCCGAGTTCGGCACGTCGGTGCCATTGACGCGCATCCACAGGTAGAAGTGCTCGTCCGTGGACACCGTGCTGTCCAGTTGCAGCGACATCTGGAAGTCGTAGATGCCTTCGGTGTCAACGTAGACCCGCGAGGTGGGCGAACCGATATAGACGCCCCGCGAGATGTCGGTCGTGTTGAACGTGATGGCCTTCGCCGTGTTGATGGTCGTGGCCGTCTGCGTGGTCGTGTCGAGGAACGAACCGTAGCGCGCTCGCTTGAACTCGCGTGGCGGAGGTGCTGACTGCAGGGCCTCGATCTGGTTTTGCAGTGTGCCGACTAGTGCGGCAAGTTGCGCGATGCGCGGGTCGTCGATTGCGTCAACCGGCTGCTCGACTCGGGGAACGCTGAGTTCGATCTCTCGGCGCAGCTTCTCCACCGCATCCAATGCCTCACCGGCCTTGTTGTCGGCTGCGGCGAGGTTGAGGATGATGTCGGCGAGGGTGGTTGGCTCCAACTGCTCGACGTCCGTGAACAGACGCTCGAACTGACGGATCGCCTCGTGGTCCTTGAGGAACGCCGCGAGTTGGTCACGGCCGATCCTGAGCCGTCCGGTAGCCATCAGTACGCCAGAGGTTCGATGCGGGCCTCAAGGCCGATAACCGACAGATGCGAGTCGGAGTCACCTTGGAACCGCTGGACGCGCCAGTTGCGCATGAAGCCCTGCTGCCGCCACACCAAGCGCTTTTCGCGGTTCCCCGTGCTGCCGATGCGGATGTACTTCGGCTGCGACCACGAGATCCCGTTGATGCTGTACGACGCACTGATCTGCGGATCGACGCCGAGGGCTACTCGACCCGGCAGCGAGGTCAGTTCGAGCTCGTGGAACAGCGCCCCAGTCGTCTTGTTGTAGACGATGGGCGTGCTGAACTCCCAGCGCACCTTCTGACCCCAGTGCGTGCTGACGTCGCGGTTGACGTAGCCGACAGCGTTCGACTGCGGATCGCCAGCGAACCACTTGTCGAAGCACCAGACGAAGTTCTTCGCCCGATACTGAGAGAACCCCGCGACGCTGCTGGTGAGGGTGTACCAGACAGCCTGCTGAAGCGTCTGGGATGCCGCGGCATCGTAGACCACCGTGCGATCGGGCAGATGGACGTACAGCAGTTGGTGGTTGCGGTCGTTGCGCGCTTCGAGCTTGACCTGGGCGAGTTGCGCCTCGGTGTAGTTCAGCAGCAGGTTGTCGATCTCCTGCGTGCTGATCTTTGTTGCGGTGGCGTTGGCCCCGAGGTAGATGCTCGGCGCCTCGTTGCGCCCACCGCCAAGGAACGCGACCGCCTCGAGGAAAACGCAGGACGCATGGGTGCCGATGCACCCCTTCTGGATCTGCGCACCCTCGATGGGGGCGAACGGGAAGAAGCCACCACCCACGTTGTCAAACACCTCGATGGTGTTCCGGTTGATGGCATAGACCTCGTTGCGCAAACGCAACACCGCATTGATCGGGTCCGGGTCGCGCTCCGATGCGTCGTAGGAGAACGGCAGCGTGGCGAGCGGGTTGAGGATGTCGGTGACGAACAGGAACTGCCCGTCCGTCGCCATCCAGTAGCCCTCGATCCAACAGGCGTCAATGACCCGACCGAGTGCGGTGTTGCGAGTCAGGGTGCCGGTTGCGGGATTCCAGTACCACAGCGCGTTGTTCGACACGATGCC